TCAGCTACCATATTACGCATGACAAGTAGTGAGTCATCGTCATATCCTCCCAACTGCGCAAGCTCGATCAAACTTGCATAAACGCCTGTTGTGACTTGGGAATTCATCCGAACATCATATTTCGAATAATCCCAGCCTACAGCGCCGTCGGTACCATATTTTTCCCAGTGTTTGGTAATCACTTCCCAATCGCTTCCAAATGCATTCATACCTACCGCCATTTCACTGACTTCAGGGTGTGAACACAAAAAACGAATAATTGGGAGAAAATACATGCGCATAGCAATTGTCATGCACACGTTGCCCGCTTGGAAAACACGGACTTTTTCGGAATCAAGAGGAGTTGGCTCATCCTTTAACGTCGCAGTTGTCACTGGATAAGCTCGTTCTTCTTTCTTCCAGCAGTTCATCAACCGGTCGAGTTCTTCTGTTACGATCTTATCTGGAATCCTATCTTTCAAGACTCCGTTTTCACGTACATCCTCAAACCATTTACTCTTCTTACCAAAAATGGGAAAACCCATACTGGTAGACATCTTGAGTGGAGTTAAAAACTGCTTTCCGTCGACGCCAAGGATCGACTCTCTCAAAGTAAGTGGCCTAAACAAATCTTTATTTACAAAGTCAGGCAACAAAACTCGAAGAGGAGCAATCCAATCCTCACGTGCTCTTTGCAAACACGAAGGAGTGAACATATCAGACGGTTTAATAATATGTTCAAGAGTAGCATTGAAACCTTTCCAATTAGGAAGTAATTTAGGTTTACCCCAAATACATGGGACCTTCATCACTTCTTCAACATGTGGAGACAAAATGGATTTTTCAACACTACTCTTCTGCTGTGCGCGCAAACGTGCACTCCCCAAGACCTCTACAAACGCATTTTTGTTTAGACGTGCTGTCATACTATGCGGATGCACTTTGTCGGAGGAAAACACTTCACGACCCATTATTTTTGCCGGTTTGTCAGCCGCATTGGCTGACAACAATATTCCGGGTTTTTCACACAACTGCTTGACCATCATTTCATGGTCCTTTTGCGTGATGGCTAAGGCCACGCCTAGATCATCACATCCTCCTATATGGAATCCAACAATACATGCCTCCTTGTCTAAAGCAATTAGAGGAGCCATACACGCTCCATCAACGGCATGTTTAGTCGTATACTTGCATCCGGGCATACCAGACACAAGTTTATGACCAAAATTCCCACACTCTACTGACACTCGTTCCTGAAAAAATCCATTTTTGTTGCGACCAACAAATTCTGCAATACAGCTCCCTGTTGGAACCTCTGTTGGCAAAAATTTCGTTTTGTCGCGCAAATCAGGACAATTAGGCACATATGCCCAAATCAAGTCAAGTGTAGGGTGGAGAACAATGTTGGATTCATCAACTTTAAAAGTGAAAACAGAACCAGAAAAATCTCCCCTATCCACAGTAATGGACATCTTTGGGTAATCCAGTTTTCCATCACACAATTTTGACATCGTGTGTTTTGGAAAAACTGCAACACCTTTACGGGGGAAAAATATGTTGGTTCGAGGAAGGTTCTTCTCACCACGGTCATAGGTTGCCCAATAAACACTACTTTTCTTCAACGATTCCACAATCTGTGGTGTTGAAGCATTCGTAGTGCGTTGGACAGAAATCCCTAACCGCTTCATCATAAAACCAAACCAACCTGGTTTTTCTTCTGTTTCCGGCTTGGTATCAGCTTGCGCTTCAATGCGCTGGGCGTTCCACATACGCAACAGCTTAATACCAACAATCAAAGTTGCTCCAGCAAAAGCACCTTGCAATGCCTTGCTGTCTCGAATGCTCTTCCAGTGATCAGATAGGACATCACGTCTCTCAAGATAACTGGACTTAATCGCTTGCAAACGAGCTTGTCTTTGAGCATGGAGACCATACAACGCAAGAGCATTAGAAACTCCAAGGAGAGCACTCCAAGGAATCATGTTCTGCATATACGGTGCCATTTCAACTTTTTGAACATGTCTGCGATACAACAAATATGGCAAAACTGTAAAAGACACAGTTGCCAGAAAGGAGGTGGTTTTATAAAGGAACCAACACTCTCTATTTTTAGTTGCTGCAGACTCTTGCCAAAACCTGACAAGTCGTTGAAATGAGTTAGAATTAAATACCCAATCTGGGGTGATGGAAATGAAAAACGGCGTAACTGTTTCATCCATCATAAATTCCAACTCGCGCGAAAGCGTTCTGGTGGTCATGCTTCCAATGGGCTTGAACCCAAGCAGACTATTCCACATGGAAAAGGGAGTGACCCATGATTTAACATAATTTGTTGCTGCTGTTTTCACAACATCAACGGCCACTTCTTGGATATTTTCAAAAACATGTGGTTTCATCTGAGAAGCCAGAAACCCCGCTGGGTTCTTTTGCTTCCGATGCGTTTTATTTGGGCGAAAAATAAATCTTCTTTGCGCACGAATGCGCTTAATTGCTTCTTCTTCGTCCTCATCCTCACTCTCGTCAGCATCAGAACTTTCGGGGTCATCAAGAACTTCGGAACTCGTGTCAGGGAATTTGCACAAACAAAAATCATCAGGTTTGCAACAAGTCTTACAAAATGTTGCTTTTTCAAACTCTGCTGTGGATTCCAAAACATGATTTTGTAACTCCCCATGCGTCTTCGCCAAAT